GCGTTCGAGTTACTAGTCAAGTAATTCTTTCGCTTCATAGTATGCAAGGAACCGTGGTGAGAACCGCGGTTTTTTGCGTTTTAAACGAGTTTAAGCATGTCAACTATACTATGGTGGGGATAAATGTCTATCTTGTCGGCTCTGACGGAATTATGCGTATAGACACCTGCATTACCTTTTAATGCCCTATCAGTCACTTCCCAAATGTCATCGTGGTAGGTTAAAGGAATCTTGTATCGTTCCTTCCATAGTAATAGCAACTCCCGTACTGATTCAATTTGCTCATGGGTATAGTTCTCGAAGAATCGGTGACCCTTGTAAGGGGTATCTAATTCATATACCTTCTCCTTGGGTATCTCCTTTTTTGCCCATGAATAGAACTTGCCGTTCTTCTCAGTAAGGAAACCCCAATTACAAATCTCAACTCCTATGCTAATCTTGTCAAGGTTTTGATACCCTACTCCGTACTCAGCGAAGTGGCGGGTCTTTAACCCAAGATGGTATGCCCAATTTTGAGATGAGAACCCTTGTACGATTGTGCCATCTCGAGATATGCAGACGCAGGTTGCTACGGGTGTTGAATCAGAATCCCAATATCGGAAAGTTGACTCCCCATTACCACCACCTGCGGTGTGATGTAGGTACACCTGCTTTTTCTCGGTTACTTGGTGGATATAGTTCTCAAACTTGTAGAAGGTATGCTTACTTAATCCCATCTTATTTTCTTACGAATTGCTTATAGTGGAAGATAGATGCCCAAGTAAATAGACAAGCATAACCAACGTTCATAATTATCTCAGTTGTTGGAGGGTAACTCATGTACAAGACATTCCATAGCCCCATAACTGCAGGTAACGCCAATCCTACCCTTAGTAATATCTTCTCTGCTAATGGCAGTTTGTCAATCCTTGACACCTGCCTACCAAAGACAAAAATATAGAATAGCGTAGCGTTTCCGCATACCAATAGGTTAGCGATTTCATTTATTGCTTGTAGTAGTTCCATCTTGTACTTTTTCTTTAAAGAATTTCTTACTGATTGCTTCTACTCCTTTGAGTCCTAAAAACCCAAGAATAAAAGCGATACCATTCTCATACTTGGTATTCTCAATCTTGGTAAATTCAATCACAACGGGAGTCAGATAATTAGCCGATGCCGTTCCCGTGATTATTGCAAACAAGGATTGCTTAATGTTCTTTGCTCCCTCCTTGCCAAGAAACAAAAGTGAGCCAAATAGCCCTGCTACTGACTGCATTATGTTAATTCCTATTTCGTCAAAGAATGTCTTCATATTTCCTCGTGTGGTGTAATTGTTATATCAATAGGCTGACCTAATACCTCCTCTAATCCATCTACATATCGAATGTACCAAAAGCCATCAAGTTCTGAATAGGAATAATTGACCCAATAAATAGTAACATCATTAGGTCTAATTGGATAGCCTTTATAATCTGCCGCTTGTTGCCTTGCGGTAATCGCTTCTTGTTCGGTATTGTATTTATATCCTTGCATTAGTAGATAGAGTAAAAGTTGTTTATGTTTGTTTCAATTCCACTTCGGTTTGAGGATTGGTCGGAAGGGTATAAAACTATTTCTTGAAATTGAATAGGTGAAAACCCAGATGTTTCAAAAATTGACCCAAGAACTATGCTTTCTAATTTATCTGAACCAATAGTAGTACCACTCGATATAGTTTGTTCCAAACCATTTAAATAAAATCTTTCGTCTGATTGGTCTATTTTATAATTAATTAACGATTGAGAGGTTTGGTAACTATTATACTTTACTACACCCCCCGCTTGTAAAGAATAAATTAAAGAAGCATCTAATATCAATCTATGTTCGGGGGATGTGCTAAGGTTACCAATTACCCCATCAAAAGCACTTGGTGTTGCGTGAAAGTTGTGTGTTACAAACCAATATGTTGGTTGAGATATAATTGAAGGGAAAGTATTTGATAAAAAATCATCAGTTCCATCAAACTTTACCGCAGGTTTCCCATTCTCCTCAATTACCCCACTTATACTATCGTAAATTTTTGGTTGGCTACTTGCAGTCGTTTGCGTTGCATCATTGCCATTTCCCGATTGGTCGTACCATGTTGTGACAAAGCCGTTAGTTCCACTGCAAAAATTTTCAAGTTTTGTAACATTTAAATCCTCATTTACAAAATCTATATCTAGCGTTGTGTTATCTAATTCTCTCCTTACCTCGATAGCACTGCCTTCATAGTTTTTATCCAATTTGCGTAAAGAATACGCTGCTGCTGAATTAGGGTATAAATTCAATAACAAATCTTCTAAGACTAGTGCCGTTATCCTTCCAATTCCTTGTGCCCAAAGTGACCCATCACAACACTTCTTAGAATAGGTGTTCCTATCTTTGCACAAACAACCACGGTCTTTTTTCTTTGGTGCTGACCTTGATGGTATTATCTTCTTCCAATTACCCATGATAGTAATACTAATAGAACGGCTGAAATCCAAAAGAACAGATTTTTATACCAAGGAATGCGTTGATTTTTGATTATCCGTGGTTTGCTTCGCATCTGCTTGATTATCTCAATCGTATCGGGTGCAACTATGGTTGTAACCAAAAGCGTGTCGCTAATGCGAATTATCTGCGTAGTAACCTTATTTTCAATATCGTGGATAGTTAAGGTGTCTATTTCTTTGGTCACTAACGTATCTTGGATAACTATGCTATCTGTAACTATGGTAGTGTCAAAGTTGTAGACGATACCCGTATCAACAATGGTAGGGTCTTTCTTAATCGCTTGGTTTAGATGCCACCTTGCCGAGCAACTAGTCAGAGTCAGTATCAGTAACGTCAGCAGGTATCTCATAATCTAAGTGCAATTTCAATTTCTCAAGGTACGTGGTGACTACGTTTTTTAGCATCTCCTTGCTCACGGTAGAACGATACGCTACCACTAGGGAGTTTTTAGGCATATCCTTTATGTTGAATAATACATCTACGCCAAGGGTATGCTTTGACTCGTCGACTAGGATATGGTATTTGAGATTCTTACGGTTTCTTCTTTTGTCGATTCGTAGGAACTGAACCGCTTCGATTTTCCTTGCTTTCATTGGTAACTATTTTAGTATAATACTTGGTGAGTTTAACCACATATTTTTCTTTTGGTTGGTATGCTTTTTTCATAGGTTAAAACTAACATAATTAGATGGGTCTGTTGAAGGGTACTGTCCGTTGTTTTGATTAGCGGTGTATTCAACAAACAAGTTAGGATAGTAAGTTAGGTAATCTATTAACCTTACTCGGTACGTCTCGGCTATTTTCCTTTGCCTACTTACGATGGTGTCTATCTCGTTCTTATCGGGCAAGATAGTGTTCTCGGGACTATTTCGAACTATCCCTGCATTGCTAATCTCGTATCCATGAAATTGCATCAAGTCAGCAACCGCATAATGAAGTAGCATAGGTTGAACATATTGAGAAAGCAATACTTCGTAATCTCCTGCTAATGTGCTTGCCCTTACGTCGGTTAGTAACCTTTGATATAGTGCAGTCCCTAAAACCGTCTGAACTTCGATATCTTGTGCCACTTTGATGAAGGGGCTAATCTTGTCTACATCTACGTTTCCGCTAACAGAAGTATACTTGTAGATGTCGTCTTTGGTAACGAGTAATACTGAGTCGTTTGCTATCATTGTAATTTTCCTTTACTTGGCATATCTATAGGACGAGTTTTTGCCGTGTCCCAACTTGGTGGGCTAAATGGTACTCCATCTCTGTTTGCTTCGGAGTTTGGTACGGGATTGTAGTTGTCCATATCTCTACGCCCACTTGACTTTTCTGAAGGTGTCAAAGGTTTAACCATACTACCTCGCCCTGCTTCGCTCTTACGTCTATACGTCAAACGATACCAAGCATGGTGGCAATACACTCCTCCTTTGAATTTCCATATTGAGTAACTCGCCTTGCCTTTAGGTGCAAAATCTGAGTTTACTCCGTTCCTAGACATGATGTCGATATCCTCCCTTCTGTACACAACTCCTTTCTTCCTTGATGCAATCATCTGCTTACAGAAGTGCCTACTGTTTTCTTTGAGTTTATTAGGACCATATCTGTACCTAATCTTGTAGATACCTCTATCGTCTTTCGACTTCTTGTCGGGTGATGAATAACGGGCGGTCAACTCGGTAGGCATTGGTTCTTCGGGGTCAGCCTCTACTTCTTCAATTAACTCCCACTCGTCTTCGTTTATTATCTCACCTTTATCTTCCAAGAATTCTAACCATTCAGATTCAACCTCGTCGGTCAATTCAGCGAGTTGTACTGACTGCTCTATTGGTACACAATTAGGAACTCTTTTTCCGTCTTTTTCTTTCCATCCGATTTGTTCATAACCATCCCAACAAGGTTCCTTAAGCATTAGGTTCTCCTTATCTATTTCTTCGAGTTTTCTAATCGCCCAATTTATACCTGCATCTCCTCCCCAAGCATCCCACATCAATCCACCACACCCTTCAGAATACGGCACATCCTTGTGTTGCTGATGTCTCTTGAACGATGCCATTCTAGCGATAGTATCCCTCGAAATCGGTTCTTTGTTTG